ATCGCGTTCAAATTCCTGGGTGCCTATCCTTACCGCTAGATTGCCGCTGCCTGGTGGGGCGCCGGTATTGGTGTTAATCCATAGCCCGGTTATAAGCTTGTACCGCTGGGGCTCGCCTAAATCCTTACTCAATAGCTGTAATAAAACCGGGATTGGTTCGCCCTCGTTTGAAAAAGCGCCTTGAACCAAAAACCGCTTATTAACATAGTCGGCCATTAATAATGCATCGGTGGTTGGGTTAAATAATTGCTGGTCCCATTTGCCTATTTGGTTATCCCATTGCCCTATTTGCTCATCCCAGGAATGGCCAAACCCAGGGTCGGGGATAATGCCGCGGCCTATGTATGCAATGTTGGGTAAGTTTACCTGGCCGAATTCATCGCTTTTAATGTCATATACTAGCGCCTCGGTGGTGTAATCATCGCCAGGTTTGGGCCAGGCTAACCATAGTTGCTTATCGGCATGACTGGCCACCAGGTAACAGCCTTTGTAAGTATCCGCGCTGATTTGGTCAAATAGATAGTTGCGGTTTTTGCCGTCGATAAGTGATTTCACTTCTTGCCCATTATGCTGGATGAAATCGCCATCGGTGATTACATAATGCTGGCCGTACATTTCAGCCCAGCAATTGCGGGCCAGTATGCCGCTAGTCACAAAGGCTTTCCGGTTGCTAAATACGAATTGCCCAGCGATGTATTGCATAACCGTACTTGAATGCGTTTTATAAATCATAAACTGGTCCCGCATTTGACCGCCATCGACTATGCCGCCGGTGGTTGCGCTTATGGTGAAATTTCCGGCTTGATTTTCAGGTGTACTAACCCATTCCTGGGGTATGGCTCCCGGGTTGGCCGCGTCGGACCAGGCCACCAGCTCAGGGAATGAGCCGCCGCCATCGGTAATATTCATGGCGATAAGGTGGTATTTAAAAACTCGTAGAGATCCGCACCGCTGCGCCGCTGGCCAGCCTGGCAACTCAAGCATAGGGTTGGCGGTGATGGTATCCCAATATATAGGCGCATCGGCGCCGTTATTCAGTACAGGTATGCCATTGAGTACACCGCCGGTTATCTCGCCCGCTGCCATCACTGTGAGGCCACCAGCTGGGGTTATATCCCAATGGGTTGCGCCATCGGTAACACCAACACCGCCCGCGTTTTCAGCATCGTTATTGCCAATGTATAGCCAATAAAAAACCGTGGCCGTTTCCAGGCCCAGCAAATACAGGGGTTTGAATAGGGCGCCCGCCATCGCGGCGGCATAGCCGGGACCGCTTACCGCATACCCGTTATTGAAAGTTACGTTTTGTACATCGTTCCAGGTTTCGGGGCCCAGCTCGCCCGCGGCTATATCGTGATTAACACCGCTGGGGTTTATAGTTTGTTTCATGTGGAACCATTAGGTTTTGATAATAAAGGTCAGGGCCACATTAACCGGCCTGGTTTCATCGCCACCAGTCAACCCGGTGGGGATATCCAGCTGGCTGGGTGTCTCGCTATCATCATTATCGATTTGCACATAGCTGGGGCCAGCTGAGCCGCTTTCAAATCGATCTAATGCATGTTGGTGGCTTAAAAGCTCCTCGGCCTGGGCATCGAGGGCCGCCCGGGGCCCATCGGGGTCAACATCATCATTATCGGACCAGCCGCGCACAAATTGCCCGCGTAAATCGGGTGTATTGGCGCCTATGAGCGCGATTAGATCAACATCACCGCCCGGGATGGCCGCACCATTGCAAAATAGCCAGCCGGTTGGGGCGGTATCGCCCGCGAACATTTGCACAAACCCGGTTAACGCCAGGCCACTACCGGCCACCGCCGCACCGGCCAGTAAATTGAGGTCGGCGGGTGTACAGTTAACAGGGCCGTTAACCAACGGAAAGCTGGCCTGTACGGTTTTCTTAGTTAGCCTGGCGTGGTCGTCACCCTGGCTTTGTAGGTCGCTTCCCAGGGGCCAATTGGGGTTTAGGTCCGTTATAAAATCGCCCGCTTCTAGTCCCATTATACTGCCCTCATATGTAATGAATTGCCGCTAAACCGGCCCGCCTGGGCCCTTGTATTCAACAGCCTGGCCATATCGGTAAACATCCTATCCCAGCTTATTGAGCCGCTTTCATGCTCCATAAAGGGCATGGCTTCAACCAGGGCGGCATATAGGTAAAGCATTGGGAATGCATCCAGCACCGCGGTGGTCGATGTTTCGCTGGTTAATGCTTCCTGTTTGGCATAATAAAACAGCTCGATTTCAACCTGGCTATTATCCGCGGGCGCCGGTATCAACTCGATTTGGTTATTCATAATAGTGTAAAACTGGATTGGCGTACCAGTAACCCGGCGGGCGGTGTTATCAAGCGCCTCGGGTGTTAGATAGGTAAGCGCCAGGCCACCATCGAAATCAACCTGTACATTCCGCATTTCAATAAAATCGGTGGGCAAGGGTATAAACCTGGCATTGGCAATGGCGATAGTGCGAAATTCTTGCTGGGGTAATCTCATTTCCTGGTCAATACGAATACCAGCGAAATCAATCCAGATATCATATAAATCGCCTAAATCATCGCGCTTTAAATACCGGGTAAGGGCGGTTTTTAACTCGCCCAGGTTAGTAATGTTACTCATGGCTTTTTACCTTTCACCGGCTTTATAAGCTTTTGGCCTTTCACGTTTAACCGGGCCTGGGCCATTGTTCCAGCCATTGGCACCAGCTTACGGCGGCGCATTGTGATGGGTCTATGCATGATTACCTCACTAAATAGGGTGCGGCCTCACTGGTGGCCATGAATTTAGCCAGGGCGGCATTCATAATGCCGGTGTCGGGGCTTGCCAGGTCGGGGTAAGTCTTTTTCCAGTGTTCCCAATCTAATTCTGGCATCGACATAGAAAGGCGCCCGAATGACAAATCATTGAGGGCGCCCGGGTTGTTTCTTAAATCCTGGTTGCGGTCCAGTATGGCCCGCCTGATATCGGTTGACATAACCAACCGCGAGTACAGCTTATTTTCGTGCGGTACGCTCTTATACTCGCGGTCAATTATATCTTGCATTGCGGTGGGCCTGGTTAGGCTACCATCGCCAGGGCGGTATCGATATCCGCTATCATGCCCTCACCTTCCTCGTTTAACACCTTGAGCCCGTAATCACAGCTCATTAGGCGCTTATCGGCCAGGCCAGTTTTCGCCAGGGGTTCAACTCGGGTGCCCGCTAGTACCGCTTCACGCAACAGTGAAAAATCGAGTATAAACAGCTCGCTTACGGTGGCCACCGCTTCAACATAGGTGCGCGAGGGCACCAATTGAAGGCTCCCAAAATCAGTTACATAAAAATTAACTGAGCCCAGGGCGGTGGCTTTCTCGCGGCTTTTGTCCTGGTCGGACTGTAAAACAGCGATGCGGGCCGTATCCGAAAACATATATTCACTGATTAAGCGAATTGTTTGCGGGTTGGATAGCAATACACTCGACTCGCCGCCCAGCTCATAAACCGCCTGTACTATGTCGCGTATAACGGTTTCGGAAAGGGCGCGTTTGGTGCCGGGTAGATAGGCAACCGTTAACCCGGTGCCCGAATCCCAACCGCCCGCGGTGCCGGTGGCGCCCAGGCTAACATTGCTCGCAATCCATGAGGGATAGCCGCCGGTTTTGCCCGCTACGGTGTCACCATCATCGGCTAAGCTCGCCTGGTTGCTCATCAGAATGGCATCTTTATCGCGCCGTAAATCAATCTGGCGCCTTGATACCTGGTAGGCAAGCTCATCGCTGCGCCCGATAGTATCCGAATGCCGCGAGCGAGTTGTAACACTCACGTTTTTGGTACTTATTTGCGCGTGGTTATTCTGGCGCTCGCCGCCTTTCGCATCATTGCCGCTTGAATCAACGCCATCGATGGCCGCATTATCCAAATCGGGCGCCGATAATTTATCGACGGTCCAACTATAGTTAGCATTGCCCACCGAATCGCTGCCTAGCCTATCGGAAAAGGCCAACGGCACGTTTGAGATATCCCAAATTTTATTTAAAACTGACTCATGTATTAAGCCGCTGCGCTCAATACCTGATAGGTCGGCGCCGCTCCATTCATCGGCGGGGTTGGCATAAAACCTGAATTGCCCTACAAAGGCATGAAATAAGAATTGTAAAACCCGTTTTGCTGTAAGCATAAATCACCCATTATCAATAAGCGCCCCTATGGCGGCCATCTTTTCAGGCTCGGTGCCGGTTTGGGCGCGTTTAATCGCTATGCGTTCCTCCTGGGCGGGTGTCGGTTTGCGCTGGGTAGACCGCTGGCCAACGGGCACCGCGGTTTTTGCGGCCTCAGCCGCTTTTACCCTGGCTTTCAGCTTTGTAAGGTCCGACAATGCTTTAATCATGCGGTGGTCTTGAATACCGCCAAACTCCATTTCTGTATAGCCATATTCCCTTATGGTTTCCAGCATCGGGCCGCGGTCCCGGGCCTTTGTTGCCGGGTCTTTCCATTCGGGAAAATCCAGTAACAATAACTCGGCCTGTTGCGCGTTCCTGGCGTTTTGCCCTTTTCGTAAATGGGCAAGCGCCTCGGGCTTTACATCGCCTAATAGCTCAACCAGGTTAGTGATTTCCTGCCTTGCGACAATCATTTCATTATCCTGGCGCATTCTTCCATCTTCCCAGGCTTCTCGCTCCTGGTGGAATTGCCTATTATCCTGGTAATGGTCCTTAAGCTGGCCAATGGTAAGCTCCTCAGCTTCCTCGCCCGCTTTAACTGGTATTACCTGGTCATAGTCAATAACCGCCGCGATTGGGTCAGCTTGCTCGGTGGGTAGCTCCTCAGCATCCTCGCCCGGTGGCTCATCCTCGGGTATAACTTGCTCGCCTGTTATCGGCTCCTCAGCCGGTGGGTTTAACAGGTCAGCTATATCGGCCAGCCCGCTGGGCTTGCCTGGTGGTGGGGTATCCGCTATTAGCTCCTCAGCTGGTTTCATGCTGCCGTTACCTCGCCATTCATCCAATGGTAAAACCGCGCTTGTACCTTGTCAAGTGCATCAACCTCGCTTAACAGGGCCCGGCGGCGGCCTGGTTGCCGGGTTGCCAGTATATCTTTCATATACCCGGCTTTCGCTTCCTCGAAAAATCGGCTAATGGTTTGCTCGGTTTCCTGTTTGGCTGTTTTACGCGGCATCCTTTTCGCTCCCGGCCTGTTTAACCGCTTCCAGCTCCAGGGCGCCCACCTTATCGCCCACTATTTTGGCCTCCTCAATTTCAGCCTTTAAGATGGCTTCCCATTTATCAAAGGCCAGCTGGGTATCATGCTTGTACTTATCAAGCTGTTGCTCCTGGTCAATAACCCGCTGGGTTAATGCTTCCACCTTTTGGGCTTCCTCCTGGGCCGCCTGGGCCTTACCCTGGGCGGCTTGCTGGCCCTCCTCGCTGGCCGGGTCAATGTAAAAGCTTTCAACCTCGGCCAAATCAACCGCCCTCAGCCAATCGGTTAACGTGCGGTGTATCTTAGCCGGGTTAACCATTACGCCATCGAGGCCCGCTTGCATGGCACTGGATTGAAAGTTTAGATTTTGGGCCAGGGCCTGGGCTTTCTCGCGCCGCTCGGCGCTTGATAGGCCCGCCACTACCTTTAAATTCATCCTGGGCGGCCAGGTGCGCGGGTTGGTTTGGGACCATTTACCATGCATTTTGGCGCTCATATCCTCATCATAGTAAGCGCGGGCGGTCATATGGATAAGTTTATAGGTGCCTTTTACCAGGCTTTCGACAATGTTGCGGCAATAGTAGGTACTCATTTTTTCTTTTGCGCCATATTCATTTATGGCCGCGGTGGCTGAACTACTGGCAACTTGCATTTCACCGCTCATCATATCCAGGGCGCCGCCGCCGCGCTCGGTCCTAACACTATCCAGGTATTGCATGGTTGCGATACAGCTGGGGATTATATCGGTATAACCGATTGGAAAAAGGGCATCAGGTGAGCGCATTCGTATAACCTGGGCGCTTACAACATCTTGCATGTTTACCTCACCTTCAACCGCCCCAAACCGTGATTGGTTGCTGTTGCGCTGATTATCAACCAGCTGGCGCAATGTTACGGTTTTGGCGTCCTGTATTTCCTTGAGTAAATCATACATGCCTATGCCTGTTACCCGGTGCGGCAATGGCAATGCTGAGCCGGTGCAATAGTTAATAAACTTGGCGGGTTTCATATCCAATAGAATGCTGGCCTCATAGCCCGCCACACGAATGCGCCACAATTCGGCAATCCCATCGCCATCGATATCGATATGAATTAGGCAATCATATACATCGACCACATAGGTGCTTTTTTCCTCACCGCTGCGCTTATCATCATAGCCAAATTGGCGCTCGGTGGCCGCCTCAAAGGTTTCATAGTCAACGGTTGGCAATTTATCAACGATTGATTTGCTAACACCTTGCTTTAACAGGGCGCTTTTAGATAACAGCTGTTTTTCAGCCAGGAAGCGCATATCAGTTAAATCGGTGGTCAGGTGGCCAGCTGTAAATAGCATGTATTCGGGTGCGATCGATTCAACTACGCACCGCTTATAAGTCAATTCATGCTTAACCACCATGTTAACGGTGCCCTTGTCATTTTCATCGGTGATGCTTTTCAAGGTCACAAAGTCACCCGGGGCGGTGGGCTTTAAATACTCTGAAACCATTAATACATCGATATCGTTATATTCATCCTCCCAGGCTTCCGTTACTTCCTCGGTATATACCTTAATCCAGCCATTGGCTTGCAATAGGGCATCGAAAGCCGCCGCGCTAAACTGAACATAGGCGTTTGATTGGTCGGCTATATGCATTACAAAATCACTTTCTAGCTGGGCCTGGCTTTCATCCTCCTCGCTGGTTGCTTCAAAGGCCACCAGGGTGCTTTTCATCATCGGGCTAAGCTGGGCCATTACACTATTAACCTGGTCGGCCACATCGAGCGATTGTAGCTTGCTGAGGCCGTTTACCTCATCACCGCGAGGCCGCCCGAAATAGTACCTAAGCGCCCGGCGCCTGGCTTCCTGTAATTCATCGGCATCATAGCCGCGGGCCTCAGTTATCTCGCGGCCCATTACGGCCAGTATTTCAACCTCAGTCATTTTCATGGTATTACCCTGTTGCGCGATATCTATCGCTATAGTCTATCTCGGTCCATTCGCCCGCGGTTTGGTGCGGTGTAATGCAAAAATAGCGCACCGAATCGGCCCAATTGGAATGGTAAGTATGGTCAGGGTGATCGGCCAATGTTTGCCGCTCCTGGTCCCATTTCGCTTTGTATCCTTTCAGTATTTCAAATGCATCGCCGCATTTTTCCCTATCTATCCACATCCTGGGAATGGCCCGCCTTACCGCGTCGATTCCATCCATGCGGCTAATTTTGGCGGCGCCTGGTGCAATGGTCGGGTGTACTACGCCCAGCTTTTTGAGGATTGAATAGCGGCTTTTGCCATCGGTGCCCAGCTCCCGTACTTTAATATCATGCGGGTATATAGATTGGCCGTATTGATAAGGCTTATCTTTCATGGCCTTTACATGGGTTTGCAAGCCAACACCGCGCCAGAATTGGCAATCTATCATACGAATTTGGGGCCCGGCTTCCTGCCAGTAAAACTTTACATTTTCATCGTTAACGCCCAAATCATCGCTGGTAATTACTGGTAATTCGGGGTCATAAGGTACGCTGGTTAGCCGCCCATCGCGCTCTAAATCGTTTAATACCTCGCCCCAATAGCTCCCAGGTACGGCGCTTTCCCAGCTGCATTCATATTCTTGCATGAATAGCGCCCGGCCCATTGTCTCGCCATACAATACTATGTACTCGCGCAGCTCATCAACCAGCTGGGCGGTGGTAAATACATCGGTTTCGCTGGCCTTATTCATCACCGCCAGCCAATCATTGCCGGGC